GTCGATATCATAACGTATTCCATTAATAACAATAGGCGTGTTAACACCTTTGATATTAACTTCATAATCAATGCTAGTCATTTCTTTCGAAATAACGGAGTTAATCCATTCAAAAACATACTTATCAGAATGTAAACGAGGAAAGTATGCTTTCATGTCAGTACCTTTAAGATAGACAGTGTCTTTATTAATAAATTTAGTAATATCACGTTTAGACGCCATTTTAGAATCATCGAGAAAATATAGAGCTAAGTCAGAATCAGGATATTCAATTAAACGCTCTTTCTCGAAAAGAAATGTAAAAGGAGTTGGATTTAAATCATTAGCCATGGTAAGTTTGAAAGGTGTACCATCAGCAATGTAATCACCTCCTTCAAGAGATAAATTATTAAATAAATGTCGAACAGTAATAAAAACGGTACCGCGTAAAAAGCAGCCGGTAACACGGCGCGCTACGTCAGTACGAGTTAAAATGCATTGATTATTTCCAATTATTCGATGTATATCGTGAAAATTAGCCGATTGGGGTTCAACTTCATCTATAACATGGAAATCATACCAGGACGAATTTGGCTTGATTTTGATGTTACGTTTCATATTAGGAGATGAAGATTGTTCTTTAATCGAACCCTTAAATAAATGTTTCGCAAGTTCATAAGCGCCGATAACAAGCGCAAAATTAAGAACAATTGCAGCAACAAAAGCAATAATAGCAAAAATAGTTCTAGAAGCAGTCAATAAGAGTGAAAATTTGCGACCATAAGAAGGAACGCAATCATCAGATTGAGCAGTTATGCGTTTAAATCGATTTTTATCGGCTTCAGTAACTTGTATTGCCATATCAGCATTCAAAGCATTAGAAAGAGCCTCTTTGGTATTAAGGTGTCGGTCCAAGCGAACAGCAACATGATCAAACATTTGCGCATGATTCTTAAAGACGATATCACCAGCACCGATAGATTGGTAGATAATATCGTCAAAAGTTGTAGAAGATAATTGTTGATCAGTATCATTACTAGCAATATTTAAAGTAGTTTGGGGCTTTTTCTTGTCTCGAAACGTACAGCTGATAACAGTGCCAAAACGTCGAGCTAAAGCTTCATTTGAAAAAATGCCTTTAACCGATTCAACAGAAGAATAATTAGTACATAAAATAATAATTTTAGGTGCAACTATAGTACCCTTTTTACCTAATTCAGGATCGTCATTAGTAGGCATAGGAGGCAAAAAATTAGCAAGACTTTGTATAACCATAAGTTCTTTTTGGTCTTTATATGTCTCAATGTCTTGTCCGAAATCATCGAACAAGACAGCTATGTGTTGGCCTGGTATGAAACCACTCCAAAACTCATCCTGTGAACACCTAGCATAAACATATTGTTTAACCTCAGCGACTGAAGAACAGCCGAGAAGTTTAGCAAGCAAAGAATAAGCAACGGTAGATTTTTTCGTGCCTGAAGGTCCAGTAAGCGTAACAACAAATGGTTCAGATGGAGATGGAACCAATGGTACAGGTGGAGAAGTAACAATGTTACGAAATACTGTAATTATTTTAGCATTATTAGGAGTTATGCCTATATTAAACAATTCGGCTACTAAAGCATCATAGGCGGTTTTAGCCTCAGCTTGAGCAGCTTTGAGCTCGCCAATATCTTCAGATGTTCGAAGTAGGAACGCGTACTTATAGATAGTAGTAGAAGCACGAGTGGCGTGTGATGATGAATTTTGAAATTGTTTGCGCAAATAAGCATCAGGATCAACAGCAACGAAATATTTAGAAATGCAAGAAGGGATAAGTTTAAGCACACCAGATAATATGGATGCAAAATTCTTACCCGTAGTATAAATATTATTAAAATCACGAGCATGTGTACCCA